AGAATCCTCGGGCGGAACTTCACTCCAATGAGTGGAAAACTTGCAGTCGATATCAAATGTTATGTAACAAGACCTAAATCAACCAAGCTAGAATATCCAAGAGCCGATGTAGACAACTACAGCAAGGCCATTCTAGATTCGTTGAATGGTAAGTTGTGGGATGATGACTCACAAATCATTGCTCTGTTTATTTCAAAGCAATGGGCTAGCCCCGATGAAGAAGGATACTTTATCGTGGAAATAGAGGAAGTCAAAGTTGAACATCGAAAAGTATCGTGAAATAGCAAGAGAAGAATTTCTCAAGATCGACCAACCTAGGTCGCACAACCATGTATCACTTGTCCTACAAGATAATCGTATACTTGGTATTGGAATCAACAGGAGAAAGACCCATCCTCTAGCCGCTAAGTACGGCTACAGGAGCTGCGAACTCCACAGCGAACTCGATGCGCTACTGAAGGTTCCAAAGAACTACAGAGATAATAATCTTACCTTGCTTAACTTCAGGTTTGGTCCAAAGGGAGATATGAAACTGTCCAAGCCTTGTAAGCTATGCTTGCCGTGGTGTATGGAAACATTCGTAGAAATATACTACTCGGTCCCTCATGGACTCGTTCAATTGGATTATTAAGGTCAAGCTATTGGCTGGCGCCGACTGTGCCTAACATGTTCGCAGACATGTAAATAAAATGGTGGCATAGTGGGGGTTCGATTCCCCCAGATAGCTGTACATGGTAGGGTGCCTGATAGATTTGGTAAAAGGTGGTCACTTATAATGGCCCTCATGTGGGTTCGACTCCCACCCCTACTACTATTAATGGGCAGTGCGTTACTGCCCTGTTTTTGTCGCAAGGAGCAATAATGAAAAGAATGTTCGTTGAGATTGTTGTGCGTCGGGATATTGAAGAAACATATTCAATTAAGATTCCTGATGACGCAGAACCTAAGGATGTATTTGAATCAATTGAAAGTAATCCAAACTCACTGTGGCTTGACTACAATCCAGAGTTAATTGATTCGTACGATCTTGAAGAAGTCGTAGTCGATGTAACCCGATTTGAAGCAGAGTAATAGAAACTAGTTATGGATCTAGAGGATGACACACACATGAACACACACATTGGAACAACTACCGTGCAAGAAGTAATCAACGTACCCGTTATGCTTTCACCTGAAATTTACAATCAGATTGCTGAGATGGTAATCAAGAAGCTGGAAGCTAATCCTGGCTACAATAATCTTATTGATGCCAAGATTGACTCTTGGATGAGTCGTAACTTTGATCTAAGTGATTATAGCACTGATAGCATTCGGGAGGACATTCTTAGTGCGGTTCGATATGATCTTCGTAACAGCATCCGTGCTGAAGTCGAGATCTTTGTAGACTAAGGAGCAACAATGAAAAAGAACATTATGAACAAGTGGGTTAAGGCCCTTCGCTCTGGCAAGTACAAGCAAGGTCGTGAAAAGCTTTGTACTGTAGATGGCACGACAGGTAACGAGTCCTATTGTTGCCTCGGTGTCCTTACCGATCTTTATCTACAGGATCGTAAGCGACAGAAGAAGGGTCCTAATATCAAGTTCTTCCATACCTATACAAAGGAAGACGTTGACCACGATTGTAACTTTTCTAAGTGGGAAATTGATGGAGAAGATGGTTGTCTTCCCCCTGAGGTAGCAGAGTGGGCTGGATTCAATACGGCTACGGATGACTATAAGACTGGTTGCTTTAGCAACGGCAAGTCTGAAATTGATCTTGCTCTTCTTAACGATGGTGGACTTAATCATAAGAACTATGATGAAACCATCAAGCCTAAGTCGTTCAAGCAGATTGCTAATGTAATCGAAAAGAACTACGAGCACATCTAACAAGGCTTGTTTCCATAGCTCAACTGGATAGAGCAACAGCCTTCTAAGCTGTAGGTTGCTGGTTCGATTCCAGCTGGAAACGTTAAAGGAGGACACATGATCAAGAAAATTCATAGTCGTTATGGTGAACCAAGGTACGTTACCGATCATGGTGGTGGTTGGTTTACAATTGAAGGTAAGTCAAAGTTCTATCGTGGTGGTGGACATCCAGACCTAGAGTATCTAGACTTTGAGGGTGGTCCATTTCTACAGGTAGATTCTGAATCTGAATGGGGTATTATCCGTGAACTAATCTCGGAACCAGCAGAGTCAGGTTTTTTCAAAGTACGTTTTAGAACAGGAGATTAAGTATGGGACTTTTTAATTTAGTTATTTCAATCGGTAGTTTTCTAGGTGTTTGTGCATTCCTTGCTATGGCTTGGAACCATAGTAAGTTAATTAAAGAGATGCAAAATGAAATCAAAAACAACATGGATGCATGTAACACTAAACTGCGTCAATCAGAAAATAATTGTGACCGCTTAGCTGCATGGCGTAATGAACTAATGAAGAAGAAGTACGATGATCTTTGCAATTCACACAGCAAGCTAGATAGTCGTGTATGCAATCTAACTAGTACTATGTGGAACATTGATGGTAAGATGCAAACCCTAGATCCATATATCAAGCGCATTCATCTCAAGCATTTGATCAAGACTAGTGATTCAATCAACAAGAGTGCTATCAAGGAACTCAAGGAAATTGAGAATGAACTCAAGTGAACTCATTGCCTTGCTACAAAATGCAATTGACACTACGCCCCATAGTGATTACCACTTTGGCTTTACCGCCAAAGAAATTCACCGTAAGTGTCTTGTACACATTCAACTCCTGGATCAAGAGAACACCACGCTAAGAGAGATGCTTGAGAACTGCAAAGATACCAAGACATACTATCTAGGCTGGGGCAAGGGAAAGGACGAGTAGTCATGGATATGGCTGAAGAGGATCAAATACTTTATGATCAAGGCTATAGGTTATGTAAGTTGTGTAATTGTTGGGACTATCCTGTCAACCATCACAACGATTGTCGTATCTGTGCAACAGCGCAATATGGCGACTGAAGCAAATTACTGGAACAACTATTTCAAGACTCACCACAAGTGAGTCCCTTGGCTTCGTGGCGGAATAGGCATACGCAGCGGACTTAAAATCCGTAGCCGCAAGGCGTGGGGGTTCAAGTCCCCCCGAAGCTATTCGGGTGTGGTGTAATGGTAGCACCAGAGATTTTGGTCCTCTTTGTCTTGGTTCGAATCCAAGCACCCGAGTACGCCCTTATAGCTCAGCTGGTAGAGCAACCGACTTTTAATCGGTTGGTCGCAGGTTCGATCCCTGCTGGGGGCATTGTTTAAATCCTGCATTCAAACTCTAATATAGGAAGAATATGGAAACAGAATCCAAAGTAGTAAGTCGTAAGCGTTGCCCTAAGTGTGCAGCGCAAGGCAATGACACGTCAGGAAACAACCTAGCCGTCTATGATGACGGACATAGCTACTGCTATGCTTGTGAATTTTATGTAAGAGGTAACAAACCAATGGAAACAATCGTAGAGGAAACACCCGTATATGCCACAGAAAAGTTTCGTAGTGGTGAGATCCAGGCTTTACCACACCGACGAATTAACGAAAAGACTACTAGACAGTATGGATATGCAACAACTGCCAACGGAGCAGAGGTTGAGAACTTCTACAGTGCGGATGGTACACTACAAGCTCAACATATTCGATACGATGGCAAAAAGTTCGCATGGATCGGAGACACGTCCAACCTACAGTTCTATGGTCAGAACCTGTTTCCTAGTGGTGGCAAGAGGATTCTCATTACCGAGGGAGCCATTGACTGTCTCACTATGGCCCAACTCTTTGAAAACAAATACCCAGTTGTCTCCATCCCCAACGGAGTCAACTCAGCTGTACGGTGTGTAAAGGATAATTATGATTATCTTTCCTCGTTCGAAACCATTGTACTCTGCTTTGACATGGACGACCCAGGTCAAAAGGCAGCACGGGACGTAGCTGAGATTCTACCACCAGGTAAGGTCAAGATCATGTCTCTGTCTCGCAAGGATCCCAATGAGATGCTTGTCAATGCAGAGGCTGCACAACTCCTGCAAGCCTACTGGAATGCCAAGACGTACTCACCCGATAGTATCCTTCATGTCAGTCAAGTGGTATCTGAGAATGAGAATTCATCCGTTCAGGTATACGAGTATCCGTGGGACTCGCTAACTACATTCATGATTGGTCAGGACTCTGGCCGTCTTAACCTGTGGACTAGTGCCACTGGTCATGGTAAGTCTACCATTATTCGTGAACTAATCTCAGACCATCTTAATCATGGTCGCGCCGTAGGTGCTGTCTTCCTAGAAGAATCACCTGAGCAAACTGTAGATGATTTAATCTCATCAAAGATTGGTAAGCCAGTCCGTAAGATCATGTCTCAGCGTCAGCTTAATGAACTGCGAAAGGCTAATAACAAGTCTATCGTTGACATGGTAGAAGACAATCTAACCGAGGAGGAGTATGCTGAAGCAAAGACCTATATTAGTTCTAAGCCTCTTTATCTTTACGATCATATCGGTAATGCTAATATTAACAATATCATTAATCGCCTTGAGTACATGGCTGTTGGTCTGGATTGCAAAGTCATATTCCTTGACCACATCACTCTGCTTGGTAATATGCTATTGTCTAGTGGTTCTGATTTCGGTAATGATGAGAGACTTGTTCTTGACTCGGTAATGAAGAAGCTTCGTGAGCTAGTCGAGCGCACTGGTGTCACACTCCATGTCATTGCTCATATCAAGAAGACCGACAAGAACGTAGACGAGGGTGATCGAATCAACCTC